CGATAAGTTAGATAGATTAGAAGCCCTAGACAGATCTCGAATGCACTTTCGCAATGCGAATTATGCAGCAGGGAGCTCGTATAGGGTTGAAGATACTATCGCTTTAGGTCGAGCCTTGGCTGAGGTTACCAATATGCTTAATTCTGAGTATGGAATCAGAGGTGATGAAAAGTCGTTACGTGATAAAATAGCAGCGAAGATTAAGGAGCTAAGGAAAGGCCTTCAGAATGTTGCTACTAAGTCCGGAATGGCTTTGGATGTAGCCCGGAATGGTGTTGTTGATGTAGTTGTAGAATCAACAGTACCTTTGAAATACCCGCCTTTTGTGAAACCCAAAGAGAGTGATATGTCAACGGCAACTATGGTTGAGAATTTAGTTAATTTACGAAGATTCAATCCTGTGAAGTCCCTTGTCATGCCATGGAATCAGAAGAAAGGTTTTAAATATAATGCGGTCTCTACCCAAGCTAAACCAGATAAGATAGTGTATGCTTTCTTAGCTGGTAAGGGCTTAGGTGCGAGATTGCAGCCTGCTCTAGATAGTGTCCGCTGTAATGGTACAATGGCTGGTTTATACCAGCGTATGGCCCAGAATATGGTAGACCCTAAAATAGCAGATAAATTTAAACCAATCGAAAGAAACCTGGCACTAATGATTAGTAGAATTCTACCGCATGATAGAAGTCAGCTTAAGACAATTAAGCTAAGCGACTATAAACGAATAGAGTTTGAAGGTCCTAATAAATCGCCCTCAATGAGTTACATAAATGCACTGTCGGACGCAGGGTTTCCTTACGCATTTGAGCAACAAAACGGAATAATGCCTAAGGTTTCAGGAACGACTAGCTTGAGTAAAGGTTATTCAGCACGTAAAATGGACATTGCCCTTAATACTGGAGTGCGATCTATATTGGATCATGCCGGTGAGAAGGCTAATGAAATTCTTGAGAAATTATCTGGTTATACTCGTGTACAAGATATTGATGCAGCCTGGAGAGAGATTTTAATCCATTATCCAGAATTAGCAGTCTTTATTTTGAAACGAAAATCAGAGAAGATAGCTCGAGATGATTACATGCGAAAAGTACGCCCCTATGGTGTACAACCATTACCCATGCGCCTTGTGTGTAAACACATTTTGTATCCTTTCGAGAGCAGCCTCAAGAGCTTTTGGGAGGACAGTGAATCGATTAGTGCTTATCGTTTTTCACCTTTTAGTGGTGGAGCGAGACGCCTAGTTGAGCATCTAGCGACGAAATCTGCTATATCAACACCTGATGGGTTGACTGCCGTATCATATGGTGACGACCAATTGTGGTTGATTAGTCTGAATAATGGTAATGTTTTATGTTGGTGCCCTGATGTAAAATCTATGGATATGAGTACACCTGTTGTTCATGCATTTAATTATGCGAGAATACTGGCATATGCTTATCCAGAGGTTGATGCTCAGTTGAAAGCACTCGTGAGCTTTATCACTATAATGGCCTTTCAGCACAATATTTTTGTTGGTGATACGTATATTGTCCAGAAGTTACACTCTTTAATTAGTGGTATACCTGGTACAACATACCATAACCTACATTCATCGGCTGCAATGATAGTCAGAACACGTCTTTATCTCGCTTTTCTCAGAAGCTTAGAGGATCAGAGTATTTTTGAACCCTCAAAAGTTAATGAGTTAATGAGTAAATTGGAAACTAATATAACTAAGTCTATGGGTTATACTTTTAAAAAGCAGGAAGGAACATTCTTGGTTTACCCTTCTCTCGAGTCATTCAGAGAAAGAGGTATAGAGGTTCCATTCTTGTCTGCTAAGTATATACCTGTTGATGGTCAT